AGAACGCAGGTCATTGACGCCGACCAACATCTCGCGGGCCTCGTCAACCACCGCACGATCGAGTTCTTCCCACTCGTCTTTACGCAGGGTGCTGTGGATGTTCAGACGTTTGTAGGCTGCCTGGCGATCCATATTGCAGGAGATGAGGGACTGTACATAGTTATTTGGCCTGATTGCCTGTTGTAAGGCTGAGGGCGCTTCAAGTGGCATAATTCAGTGCTCCTTACAGAACGCGAATATGAACGAGAGGATCGGCAGCGGTCGTTGTCTTAGTTGTGAGCACAACGCCAGTAGGTACACTCAACGCAACGAATGCCTCAGTCAAGCCAGCCGTTGAAAGCTGTACGATATCTCCTACCGTAAACGTCGCGGCGGCGGTACGAGCGGCAACCTCATGGCCTGGCGCACAGGCAATGAAAGGCACTTGTTCATTAGCAGCATAAGAGCCGTCGTCCGCTGCTATGTTGCGCTCCGGCGCTTCCGTTGCATAGAGACGATGATTGTCAGTCTCTTCCCCAGGGGCGGCGACAAGTTCACCGGAAGCATCAAGTTCAACGCCAACCCCAGGGGCGAGAGTCGCTGCCGCTGCCGCTTCGTTTTTTACTGGGTTCCCTTTGATATTTACCGTGTTTGCCACGTGCTCATCTCCTTAGTAGGTCTTTGGTGCCACAGGGATTTCGTCATCATCGGCCTGCGTCACCAGGACCGGTTGACCCTGCAAGCGGTAGTCGGCAGGCTTCGACATCTTCATCAGCCCCCTGAGTTGGCGAACATTCATCGCGGTCAGTTCGTCACGAGTGAACGGGCCATCCTCCGATGCGCTAAGGGCCTCAACCAACTCAGCTTTGGCCGCTTTGCCAGACTCAAGCATAGCCTTTTCCTCATCCGTCAGGTCAGCGTAGCGATCAGGACTCACCGCTACAATGGGCTCAGTCGGCTCGATTGGCTCAACAGGCTCGATTGGCTCAACAGGTTCATTTGTCGTTGGCATAGTTTTTCCTTTGTTAGTTACAGGCCGAAACTCCGTGATACGCTGCACTTCCGCCTCATCCTCTCCTAGACTCACCGATCCATCTTCACTCACTGTCAGGCTGCGCTGGAACAGACGATCACCGCGCCGGTAGACAAAATTGCTATTGTCCGAGGCAACCTCAACGAAGAAGAAGTCGGAGAAATCGCTTCCCTGCTCGCGTGCCAGCTCTGCCATGATCGCTTCGCGGATGTCGTCACTGGTTTGGTGTACGTCAGGCTTTCGCTTGAATAACCTCATGGACTGTTTCCCCTTGTGCTGGTGGGTGCGTGGACAGCCACAGCCGTCTTGCCATGAGCAGGCACCGGTTGAGTTGGGTAGCAACGCCAAGTGATCGGCTTGCAGGTTTTGATGTTCCCCAATGAAGCGCTGCCCGTTGAAAAGTCCTTGCATACCGGTATCGACCGAGAAGAAGCCCGTTGATACTTCCAACTGCTCACCTGCCTCGATCATCTCAATGGCTAGTTTGGCTTCGCCGCCCATGCTCTCAGCCTTGAGTGGATCGAGCCACAACTCCGCCGTCGCCCGAGCCAGGCGTTGCCCCTTGATAACCGTCTCAGTAATCTGCGTATGGAAGACACGCCCGATTGCCATATCCTCGATCACATAAGGATCGTTAGCCGATACCGCATCGGTTCCAGTCATCGGATGATTAATGACCACCGGCACACCGTCCCAGTGACAAGCGTCAATGGCATCGCTAGACACCAGGAAATCGTTGAGCACGCCCTCAACGATCATCACCACCGGCGCAATCAACCATTCCTTGTCACCCCTGGTGACGCGCTTGGCCTTGCCTTCTATTTCCGCCATGATGGAGTAATACGGCATGAGTTCCCCTTATAAGACAGGCAACCACGCACACCGACAGCGTGGATGCACGGGAATAATACCACGCGAGGCCGGAATGGTAAACGTTTGGCCTTCAAGCGCTTCGCACTGGGCACAGACACGCTCATCCCCAGCCGTGACAAATTCCACCTCTGCCGTGACTGCCGGGAGACCCAGGCGTTCGTACTCGTTCAAGGTTGCGTTGGTGAACGTCACAATGGTCATCGTCCTCGCCATGACGCGCCCCGGCGTGCGCCCTTTCTTCTCAATACGGTCTCCAACCAGGGCCGCCGCCTCCTCTGTGTCGGGCACGTCAGGCGGCACAAATGCCTCACGTAGCGACCTGGCAACCTCGGCATTCATGTCGCGCACAATCTTCTGTAGCTCGTCAAAGTTTTGTTGCTGGAGCGCCCCCAGGTTGGCAACGTGCAAGCGCAAAGAAAGCGCCGCCTCTGCCGTGAGATCGTCTATCTCAAAGCCGATGCCGCCTAGATTGCGCCGTCCAGATGTCACCCCACTTCGGTAGGCCGGATCGACATATTGATCCTGCCAGGGGATGCGCCCGAGGGCTTCTCCGTTGGCCGCTCGTCCATCGATCTCAAGGATGATCGAGTCGGCCAGCCGTTCGAGTTGCAGGAGAAAGACCGGCAAGGCAATGCCTGGATCGTCGTCAAGCGCCCCGTTGTCTAAAATCTCTGTCTGCACTTCTCTGTTAAGCTCACGGAAACGCCTTGACGTGGCTGACTCGTAGCGACTCCGCAATGTCTCGGTATGAGTCGGATCGGTGGCGTGGGCGTTAACGGTAAGGGGCATGTTTTTTTGCCTCAAAATGAGCCATAGCCCCACCCCAGCACACATCACACAGTTCGACTTCCCAGGTTAGGTCGCTGTCTTCAATCGTGATCTCGATCACCGGACCGCCTTCGTAGTATTTACCGCACTTGGAACACTGGAGGGTCTTAGGCATTAGTAAGTCCTTGGAGGATTTTTAGGTGGTTCATAGTTGGGGCCCATTCCTAATTCTTCCTCATCACGTTCTAATTTATCCCTGAGGGCCACCCTAGTAAAATCTGATATGGACACCCTGTGCCCACCTTTGCTCTTTCGCTCACAAACGTTGTTGATACGGAGAGTCAGATCTGTGTCGAAATTTTTAACACTGATTTCTCCCTTTTCTAAGAATCCCATGTTGCCACTTATTATCCGATAATATCAAATAATACAACGGGTTATGATTGCAAAGCCCTCATGCCTGTGGTAAGGTCTATCAGTATCGACGGAAACCTTAACATAGGAGCTACAGATGAACAAATCCGCGTCTCGTAACAAACGTACCCGCATGTACCAGAAGTTCGTTTCATACCACAAATCACGAGTAGGATGGCGTTGTGAATCCCAGCGTTGCCATAACCAAGATACCAATTCCGGCTTGGCTCTGCATCACATACAGTATCTACCCGATAGATATCCCTGGGATTATGACCAATCGGAGATTTTGATCCTATGTTTTCAATGCCACCAGCGCGTGCATAAAGTTATGAAAGAACATGAGAATCAGCTCTTGCTGATCGCAACGAAACAGGAGACCCAAATGTACCCACCGCTACAGACCGAAGACATCGAGGACAACCTCGTACCCTATCCTAACGAACCGCTAACTGTGAGGGTGGCCACTTTTGAACGCCGCCTCTTGCAGCTTGATGATAAGTGCAATGCTACCGCCAAAAACAACGACTTGCTCTTGCGCCGTATCGAAAAGCTTGAGCCTGTCAGCATGATAAAGCCAGAACATTTGCCGGTCATGAGCGATGGGGATGTTCCTATTTAGTTACTCTTCCCCCTCTAAGATTGGCTCATCTATCTCGGGCATCTCAGCCTCAAGCCCTAAGAACTCGCGCATTTCTTCCAGGGAGAGGGGCGAGACGCCAGTAAATAGGGCATCCGCCAGCGTCTTAACTGTCTGCGCATGGCGATTCTCGATGACCGATTCTTCTTCTGCTCCGAGTGAAAAGAGGTCAGGCCAGATGACCGTATAGCCGTTACTGGGTTCCGGTAAGATGTCCCACACGATGAAGCGGTCGATGAGCGGACGCAGCACTACGGGCTCGGCGTACTGTGCCTGCCGTGCCATGATACGGCTGTTCCAGTTGGCCGTATCCTGCTCCGATGCCAAACTGCCTCGTTCACTGCCCAACAAAATACGCTGCGGGATGCCGGTTGCCCCGGCGATCTCTGCGATGAGCATGTCAAAGTGCTCGGCAGGCTTGGCGACCTCGTTGGCTAGCGATTGCACGTCAAAGCCTTGGGGCATGATCCAACGCGACATCTTATGGGTGAAGTCCGCAATGGCTGTCTCGACGGCTTTGCGCTGTTGCTCAGTATCGAACTGAAAATCATTGTCAACCTTGGCGACAATGCCCCGCACCGCCGTCAGCCAGAAGGCTTCAGCCGATCCACCGCTGACCTTTTCCAGGTCGTCAAGGGTGTTCCAGATAGGCATCAAACGTGGCACACCGTAGACTTGATCCTCTACCAAGTCCTCGACCATATGGATGACACGAGAGGCGTGAACGAGCACATCAGGCACGCTCGGAGAGCCTCTCGTTGTCTCGATTTTTCGGCCTGCCTTTATTTTATAGAGTACCGGCCTGCCAAAGTTGGGTGATGCCGGGTCGTTTTCCAGTTGCTCGATCTCGGCAAACTTCTCGGAAAACGGGGTTAGGTGTATGACTTCTTGTTGGCCGATAGCAAGTTGGTTAGGGCTTGTTTGACCGCCCAGCCCAACGACCAAGGCAGAGTAGCGCCCGATATTTGCCAGGCGGTCGCCCTGCTCTAAGCGTGCATAGACCTTGAGCCTGTCTACCAACACTTCCCATTCCAGCTCAAACGGGGTTTCAGGAGCGGGCTTCTCTTCGTTGTCCTTTTCTCTTATGGCCGGGGGATGTCGCCAGGTATCCATTGGGTAGGCTTTGACGACGCGAAAGGCTATCGGATTACGCAGCATGCGCACGGCAAAGTCGTCATAACGCAAACTCCGCTGATAACCTAGAGTCTGATATAGGTCTCTTGCCCCGCCATACTGTAGCCCTTCTAGCGCACTATAGCGGTCAAGAAAGCGACTCATCACGGCGAGCGACAGGTCTTCGGGCGTGCCTACCCCATTGGCTGTTTTACGAGGGGTGCGTTTGCGTGTGGTTTCTGCCATGTTTAAGCTCCTGATGCCACGCCGACAGAGCGCTTGCTGGCCTGCACGAGCTTGATGCCGTGTGCGCTCCATACCAGCGCGTCAAGGCGGTT